AAGCACCGTCGACTTCATCACATACCGGATGAATATCGCTCGCAAGTTCACGCCGAAAATCGACGTATCCGAACACACGAAGTTTGTCTGGGCGAAGCTGGATAAGCCGCCCGAACCTCTGCATCCCGGTGTGAGACAGGTAGTCGATGCGCTGCTCGGCAAGAAACCTGCGCAGGACATGGCGATGGACAAGGCGATGGAAACCGCTTTTGCCGCGCGCGATCGGCTCGCTTTCGATAAAGGAAGCGTACGCAGCTACGACCACGATGGCCGGTTGCACGTCAAGCTCACGCACATCACGAAGGCCAATGTCTGCCCGTATCGCGGCGACGAAATTCCGGACGCCGACAAGCTCGGCCTCGACCCGAAGCGCATCTACATGCTGCTTCGCGATCCGCAGGAACTCGAGAGGGCCGTTTCAACGGCAAACCTGATCCCCGTGCTCAACGAGCATGTGCCGGTGAGCCCGATCGACCCGAAGCAAAGCAACGTCGTCGGGTATACCGGAACTGACGCCGTCTGGAACGCGCCGTACATCGACAACTCGATGGTCATCTCGGTGCAGGACTCGATCCGGAACGTCGAGAACGAGACCCAGCAGGAACTTTCAAGCGCGTACTACTACGACGCCGATATGACGCCGGGCACCTTTGAAGGTGCCCCGTACGACGGCGTCATGCGCAACATCAAATTCAATCATGTGGCCTTGGTTCCCAGAGGAAGAGCCGGGCCGGATGTAATGGTCGGAGATTCCTCAATTCAACCACATGGAGCAAAACCTGTGAGCAAGCTCAGCAAGAAAGCCGTCATGGCAAAAGGTGCGCTGCTGGCAGTACTGAAGCCGAAACTGGCGGCAGACGCAGCGCTTGACCTCGATACGATTCTGGCCGGTGTGAAGCGCAAGAACTGGCTGGACAAGAAGCCCGGCATCGTCGCCGCGCTCCGTCCTCTACTCGCGAAGGACGCCGACCTGGCCGACGTTGTCGAGTTGCTGGACAAACTGGACGGTGAGAATCCGGACAACGACGACATTGCTTCCGATGACGTTGACCCGAAGTGCGAGGAAATTCTCGCCATGCTCCGCGGCAAGATCAGCGACGAAGATCTCGAGCAGATCAAGGCGAAGCTATCGGCTCCGGCAGCGGCCGCCGCACCGCAGGCAACTGACGACGATACGCCGCCTGTCGCTGCTGACGAGCCGCCGCAAACGCCGGGCGCTGCAAACGCTAATCCCAAGAACGGCGAGAACAAAGACATGGTGTCGAGAGGCGCAATGGACAAGGCGATCAAGCTGGCCACCGACGCGGCCCGTAAGGATGCGGAGCAGGCCACGATCGCGCGTCTGCGCGGTATCCAGGAGGCCGAAGAGGACGCAAAGCTTTATGTCGGCAAACTCGTTGCGCAGGACAGCGCCGAGGGCGTCTACAAGGCCGCGCTCGAAATCCTCAAGGTGGACGTCAAGGACGTTCATCCGAGCGCCTATCGTCACATCCTGCTCGCGCAGCCGAAGCCGGGTGATGCACCGAAGCCCCGCATTGCGCAAGACAGTTCGCCGTCCAGCGCTGTGCTGGAAGCATTCCCCGGCGCCGATCGCGTCAGCCGCTAACGCCTTTTCCACATTCAGGAGCAGTTCATGAGCTTCCCCAAGCAAATCAATGTGCAGGCGGCACCGGCTGTACTCGGTGACTTCTGCGATTCCAATCCGCGCGCCACGGTCAATGCCGGTCAGGGCGCGCTCATCGCGGGCTCCGATGGCGTCAGCGTCGGCATGTTCGCGTGGATCGATCCGGCTGATGGTCGTTCGGTTCACAATCACGGCGCGGGCGTGCCGGATGGCTTCGTGTTCCGTGATCAGCAGGCCATCATCACGGCGTATCTGGCCGAAACGACGCTGGTCATGTATCCAGGCTCGCCGATCACGCTATTCAGCGCGGGCGGCTTCTGGGCGCGCAACGATGGCGCGTCGACCTCCGCTCGCGGCCAGGCCGTCTACGTCGACAACTCGACGGGCCAGGTGCAATTCGGGTCGAATTGGACGGGCGCAAGCGTAACCGGCGCGATCGCGGCGAACGTCGTGACGGGCTCGATCGCGGGCACCACGCTGACAGTTTCTGCGGTGACGACCGGCGTACTTACTCCGGGCCAGACGATCTCCGGCACGGGCGTCGCAGCCGGTACCGAAATTCTCAGCCAGCTCACCGGCACCACCGGTGGGGTCGGCACGTACCAGGTCAGCGGCGCGGCGCAGACGGTCTCCAGCACGACCATCACCGGATCTGGTGGCACGCTTACCGTCTCCGCAGTTGCGTCGGGGCAACTGGCCCTCGGCGACGCGCTCAGCGGCTCGGGTATCACGGCTGGCACGGCAATCACCCAGTTCCTCACGGGCACCGGTGGCACGGGTACCTACGCCGTGAACATCGGTCAGACCTTCGCGTCCGGAACGATCACGGTTGCATCGGGCACGCTGCATCCGAACTTCGTCGCGGCATCGATCGGCGCGCCGGGTGAACTCGTGAAGATGACGACCTGGCCGGTAGCCTGATCCCCGAACCCGAAACAGATCCTCTTTCGCATTGAGCCGCCTTCGGGCGGCTTTTTTATTGCTCAAGGAATTCATCATGGCCAAACTGGCATATGACATGTCTCCCCAGGAACAGCGCGCGGCGATGGACTATCACCGCCGCGTCTGGGGCATCGATTTTCCGGATGCGCAGGCTTTCTGCCGACCGGAATGGAAGCGCGACCTCAATCTCGCGATGGACGCGCAGCCGCAACTCGTCACCACACCGAACTCCGGCGTTCCGGCATACCTGACGTTCTTCACGGATCCGGACATCCTCCGCGTCCTGACGGCAGAGAACGAAGCCGCGGCGATCTTCGGCGAGGAACAGAAAGGCGACTGGACCAGCACGACACTGATTTTCCCGGTCGTGGAACGCACGTATGAGGTCTCCTCGTACGGCGATCACAACAACAACGGCCGCGCCGGCATCAATACGAACTTCCCGGAGCGTCAGCCGTATCTTTATCAGGTCATCTGCGAGTACGGTGACCTGGAGATCGAGCGCGCGGGTCTGGCGAAGATCGGCTTCGTTGCCGAGCAGAAGGAAGCGGCGATCGACGGCCTGAACAAGTTCCAGAACCTCGCATATTTCCGCGGCGTCGCTGGTCTGCAGAACTACGGCGCGCTGAACGATCCGTCGCTGCCGGCAGCCATCACGCCGGGACCGAAGGTATCGGGTGGCCCGTCGTGGATGACGGGCAATGTGGTGACTGCGACGGCAAACGAAATCTTCACCGACATCCAGTCGCTGGTGATTCAGGCCATCAACCAGTCGGCCGGCCGCATCAACACGAAGTCGAAGTTCGTCCTGACGCTCTCGCCTGCTCGCGAAGGCGCTCTGACGGCGACGAACACGTTCAACGTGAACGTGGCGGCGCTGCTCAAGAGCAACTTCCCGAACATGGAGATCAAGACCGCCATCCAGTACGGCGCGCTGACGGCACAGAACCCGCAAGGCAATGCGCTGGGCGAACTAATGCAGCTCTATTGCCCGGACGCCGGTGGCCAGAAGTCGGGCTACTGCTCGTTCAACGCGAAGCTGCGTGCAGGGCCGGTCGTGCGCGAGCTCTCGGCGTACAAGCAGAAGCTGAGCCAGGGCGTTTCGGGCTTCATCCTTCGTCAGCCGTTCGCGCTGAACACGATGGTCGGCATCTGATCTGAGCAGCACCCCGCGCGTCAGGAGTCGCACTCCGCGGCCGGCCTGACCGTACCGGCTCGACGCGCGGGACCTTTTCCATTCGGTCAATCCTGAAAGGCGGTCAACGATATGGCAACACAAGAAAGCACCCTGCACCTGAAGAAGGGCAACGACGTTCCCTCGAACGCGACAGTAACGGTGGCCAGCAAGGCACCGTTCGACATCATTCTGAAGCTCTACGACTTCACCGAGCGCAGTGAGCCTGTGCTGGGCGGCGGCTCGCGCACGTTCAAGCAGTCGCAGGAACGCGTCGGCGCACCGACGTTCACTGTTCAGGGCAATTCGTGGGCACAGAATCAAGGCCCGCATCAGCAGATCGTCGGCGGCTATGCAATCACGCACGGCATCCCCAAAGCATTTTGGGATGAATGGCTCGAGCAGAACAAAGGCGCGGATTACATCAAGAATCAGATGATCTTCGCGCATGAGCAGGCTTCGAGCGTCACATCGAAGGCGACCGATCAGGCCGAGATTCAATCCAACGTCGAACGCCTCGATCCGAAGAACCTGCCGAAGGGTCTCGAGACGTCGGATATGCGCAGGGCTTCGTGATGAACGGCGTCGTCGTCTTCGACTATACCGGCTGGTCCGCGCGTTATCCGGAATTCTCGACGGTTATGCAGGCGACGGCGCAGGAGTATTTCAATGAAGCGCAGTTGTACTGTGACAACACGCCGACGAGCATCGTTTGCGACCTGTGCGAACGATCCATCCTGCTCAACCAGATGACGGCCCATATCGCCGCTCTGAATGCGCCGCTGAACGGTCAGCCGTCGTCGCCGCTCGTCGGGCGCATCAACAGCGCGACCGAAGGTAGCGTCTCCGTATCTGCACAGATGGATATGCCCGCGGGTTCGGCTCAGTGGTTCAACCAGACCAAGTACGGCGCGGCGTTCTGGCAGGCGACCGCGAAGTATCGATCGATGCGGTATGTCCGCGGCCCGGTTCCTGTTGCCAATCCATTCACGGGGTTTGGTCGGAGGCGGTAATGGGTGCAATGAAGGGCGGCAGCAAGCTCGAAGCGAAGTTGCGGGAGATCGCCGAAAAGGCCGGCCGCGCAAACACAGTCCGTGTCGGCTTCCTTGAAGGCGCGACGTATCCGGATGGGACTTCCGTTGCAATGGTCGGCGCCATTCAGGAATATGGCGCCCCCTCGGTGGGCATTCCCTCGCGCCCCTATTTCCGCGGCATGATTGCCGAGCACAAACAGGAATGGGGTCCGGAACTCGGGCAGGTCATTCAGGCAAGCGATTACGACGCGTCAAAGGCATTGGGGTTGATGGGGAAGCGAATCGAGGAAGAGTTGCAGGACTCGATCCGAAAGCTGGATGGCCCCGAACTCAGTCAGGTGACTCTTCTGTTGCGCGAGCGATTCTGGAGTAACCCGCAGGAAATCAAGGGCGCCGATGTGGTTGCGGCGCGCGAGGATGTGGCGACCGGAACCGAGCCCGATGTGACCGACACGCAGAAGAAGCCGCTGGTCTGGACTGGGCATTTGTTGAACAGCGTGAGCTCCGAGGTGACGGACAAATGAATCTCCATGGAATTGTCGCTCCGATCGTCGCCGCGATAAATCCGTGGGTGACGGCCTCTGTCCAGAAATCTCAGGGGTATACCACCGAGGCAGATGGCGACCGCATCCCCACATACAGTGATCCGGTCGACGTGCAGGCCCAGAAGCAGCCTCTGGGATACCGGGATCTAATTCAGGTCGATGGCCTTAACCTGAACGGCGAGAAATGCGCGCTGTACATCACGGGCGATTATCAGGCGGTAGTTCGCTCGAGCCAGGAGGGCGGCGATCTCTTCACGTTGCCCGATGGCTCAGTCTGGCTTGTCGTGATGCAACTTGAAAATTGGCATATGACGAGTGGCTGGGTGAAAGTGGCTGCGGTCAAGCAGAACGGATCATGAGCGTTTCTCTATCCCTCACCGAAAGCCAGACACTCCAGGCCCTTCGATCTTTCCTGCTAATGGTGCTGTCGCAGGGAACCGAGGTCATCAAGGCGCAGGGCAATCGGGTGCCCGAGCCCAAGAGTGATGATTTCGTGACGATGACGCCGATTCTTCGGGGGCGACTCGCGACGAACATCGATAACTACGCCGATACGGCCTTCGTTGGGTCCATCGGCGGAGAGGTGCTTACGGTTACCGACATGAAGCTGGGCACGCTATTTGTCGGCTCTCAACTTCTCGGGAGCGGAATAGCCCCCGGAACCGTCGTCACGGGTTTTGATGGCGGTCAAGGCGGTGTCGGCACGTATTTCATCTCGCCATCGCAGACACTTCCCAGCCAGATCATCGCGGCCGGCATCAAGACAGCACAGCAGAAAACGAAGGTCACGGTCCAGTTGGACGTGCATGGCCCTGCAAGTTCGGACAACGCGCAGACGATCGCAACGCTTCTGCGTGACGATTTCGCGGTGCAAGCGTTCGCCGCTTCGGGGTTTGATGTCTCACCACTCTACGCATCCGAGCCCCGGCAAATGCCGTTCGTCAACGGCGAACAGCAGGTCGAGGAACGTTGGGTGATCGATGCGGTATTGCAGTGCAATCCAGTTGTCGCGATGCCACAGCAATTCGCCGATGAGGTCGATGTCACGGTTACCAACGTCGATGCAACGTACCCGGTAGTCTGATTTTTGCAGGTTCATTTTCGAGGCCACCTTCGGGTGGCCTTTGTCATTTCTGGAGTCTAAATGTCGATTCCCGCATCCCTCATAGCGAACGCGATTCCGAGCGTTATCTCGGCAGGAGGTACCGCGCTCGATCTGGTCGGTTTCATGCTGACCAACAATACGCGCGTCCCGATGGGGACTGCGCCGACGTTCCCGACCGCCGATTCGGTGTCAAGCTATTTCGGCCCGACATCCACCGAAGCGGGTCTCGCAGCCGCCTACTTCAACGGCTTCAACAACTCCACCAAAAAGCCCGGCTCGCTCGGCTTTTTCCAGTACGCAACGGCGGCGGTTCCCGGCTATCTGCGCGGCGGCTCACTGGCAGCGATGACGCTGACCGAGTTGCAGGCGTTGTCCGGCACGCTGACGATCACTTTCGCTGGATCCGCCCTCACGTCGTCGTCAATTGCCCTCACCTCGGCGACAAGCTTCTCAAACGCCGCCAGCATCATCCAGGCCGCGTTCACGTCGCCGCCCTTTGCTGTCACTTACGACAGCGTGTCTGCCGCATTTGTATTCACGTCTACCGCGTCCGGCGCAACGGAAACGATCGCCTACGCAACGGGGACGCTTGCGGCAGGCCTGAATCTGACGCTATCGACCGGTGCAGTGCTCTCGCAAGGCGCCGCGGCATCAACCCCGGTCGCAGCAATGACGGCCCTGAAGTCCGCGACGCAGAACTGGGTGTCGTTCATGACGACGTTTGACCCGGATAACGGCGAGGGCAATGCGGAGAAGATCCTGTTCGCGCAGTGGACCGCGCAGCAAGGAAGCCGCTTCCTGTACGCCGCATGGGATCAGGACGAAGCGCCTACCGCATCCAATCCGGCAACAACGTCGCTCGGCTATCAGGCCAAGAATGCGAACATGTCCGGTGTGGCGCCGATCTGGGCGCCGGCAGACAAGGCAGCGTTCGTGATGGGTTATGTGGCATCGCTCGACTTCTCGGCCACGAATGGACGCGCGACGGCTTCGTTCCGTGCTCAGGACGGCCTGACCGCAGACGTCACCGACGCGACGATCTATTCGAACCTGATCGCGAACGGCTATAACTGCTACGCGGAATTCGCCACGGCCAACGATACCTTCACATTCCTCAGTAATGGCCAGATCGCCGGTCAGTTCGAGTGGATCGATTCGTATGTGAATCAGGTATGGCTGAACAACGAATTCCAGCTTGACCTTGTCACCGGCATGACTCAGGTCAATTCGATCCCCTACAACACCGATGGCGATGCACTGATCGAATCGTTCCTCAAGGACACGATTACGCAGTTCAAGACCTTTGGCGGTCTGCGTGCTGGCGTGCAACTGTCGTCCGCCCAGGTTGCGGAAGTCAACGCCGCAGCCGGTCTGGCGATCGACGGCACGCTCTTCGCGCAGGGCTGGTACCTGCAGGTACTCGCATCGACGACTTCCCCTCAGGTTAGAGCGGCCCGCGGAACTCCACCCGTCAACTTCTGGTACATGGATGGTCAGAGCGTCCAGGTTATCCAGATGGCTTCCATCCTTGTGCAATAAAGGATAAGAGAACATGGATATCACAGCATCGAACGCAGTCTTCATGCTCTCTGTGACGACGATCTTCCCGGTCGCGCAGAAGCTGCAGGGTTTCTCGGCTGACGCGGCGTTCGCAACCGATTCAGTCGAAATTGCTCAGACCGGCAAGGGTGTCGACGGCAAGATGTTTGCGGGCTATACGCCGTACAACACGCCGCAGAACGTCACGATCATGCCGGATTCGCCCTCTCTTCAACTGTTCCTTCAGTGGATGCAGACGATGAAGGTGACGCAGGGCATCTACGTCGCACAAGGGTCAGTTTCGATTCCTTCGATCCGGCAAAAGTGGACGCTATCCAACGGCGTCCTTCAGCGCGCGCCGTCGATTCCGACCGCGCAAAAAGTCCTTCAGGCAATGGAATTCCAGATCGTATGGGATTCCGTCGATCCGGCTCCGTTCTGATCATGGCTCGCAAAACTGCAATCTACAAGGCGACGGATGGACGGGATGCCGGCAAGGCATTCATGCTCACCGAACTTCCGTCTGCCGACGCTGAAGACTGGGCCATGCGCGCCCTGTTCACGATGGTGAACGCTGGCGTTGATATCCCCGATGAGCTGCTCAGCGCTGGCCTGGCAGGACTGGCAGCGCTCGGCATCAAGTCGCTTACCAGAGTCCCGTATGAGGCCGCTCGCCCTCTGTTCGAAACGATGATGACGTGCGTTCAGGTGCTTCCCGATCCGCGAGACCATCGCACGGTGCGGCCCCTGATGACCGACGACGACATCGAGGAAGTCTCGACCCGTCTCGCCCTCCGCAAAGCTGTGCTCGAATTGCACATGGGTTTTTTTCTCGACGCCGCCCGCTCGAAACAGGCCGCGGACGCGGCAGACACGACGGGCGCCTGATCGAGTATGTCAATCTGCCGCGCGCGATCGCGGTAGTGTGCTCCGAAAAGCTGGCCACGCTACACGAACTCCAGACAGTTTACGGGAGCGAGGACCTCTACAATCTTCTGGAGATTGTTGTGGTCGATCGCCATAACGCGCGCATCCTGAGCGAGCCAAAGAAGGAAAACTGATAAATGGCGACGATCATCGATGCACTGGTTGTGACGCTTGGTCTTGATACGGCGGCATTCGCGAAGGGCAAGGCAGACGCAACCAAGTCGACAAAGACCCTCACCGAGGAAGAGAAGCGCGCGGCCAAGCAGATCGAGGATGCCAATAAGACGGCCGCAGACTCGTTCAAGAAAGTCCGCAATGAAGTGCTGTCCCTGCTTGCCATCTTCACGGCGGGTATGGGGATCAAGAACTTCGTGGAAAGCACTGTTCTGTCGACGGCAGCGCTCGGCCGTATGTCGCAGAACCTCGGGATGAACGCAAAGGATCTGGCTGAGTGGCAACTCGCCGCGAAGAACGCAGGAGGCTCGGCGCAGGGCATCACGAAAGCGCTTCAGGACTCACAGCAGGCCGTAGCGAAATTCAAGATCGGCCAAGTAGGAGATGATGTCCTGGCGTTCCTGCGTTGGGGCGGCAAAGTCAGCGATCTGAAGGATGGCAATACCTACCTGCTGGCCCGGTCGCGAATCATCCATTCGATGTTCGAGCAGGACCCCGGCCGCGCGAAGTTGATCGCGCAGCAGATGGGCATCGATGACGATTCATTCAATTTGCTGAAGCTCGGTGCGGATGGCATCCAGCGGTTACGCGAGCAGCAGGCGCGTCTCGCCGAAGAGCAGGCCCGTTCGTCAGCGCCTGCCGAAGCTCTGCGCAAGCAGTTCGATACGCTCGAAAACACATTTCAGAGTATCGGCGTGCGCGTGCTCACGGAGTTGATGCCAGTATTCGATCGGCTCATCGTCTACATGCAGAGGCTGGCAGATTGGGTGAGCGACCACAAAACGGATATCGCGCAATGGGTCGACAACGCTGTTACGGCGGTCCAGAACTTCGTGAAGTGGGCCGACAAGGCAGCCGACTCGGTGGGCGGCTGGAAGAACGTACTGATCGCCCTTGCCGCAATCAAGATCCTGTCGGCCGCATCGCCATTGCTCCAGTTGGCGGGCGCGCTTTCCAGCGTCGGAGGGGGGCTCAGTGCAATCGCACTGTCCGGTCCTGCCGCTCTCGCAGCGCTTGTTGGCCTATCGGTCGCCGCTGAGAAAATGCGGCAAAGCTCATTTGACAAGCTCATCCCCCAAGGCCCGAACCATGATCAATATGTTGCGGAAGCGGTCGCAGGCGGAGTAGTTACACCTGACGTAGACCAACCCCCGCCAGGCGGGTTTGGAAAGATCGGACAATGGTTCAAACAGGGTCCACATGCGCCGCGAGGTATCCGCAACAATAATCCTGGCAACATACGCTATGGGGATTTCGCCTATAAGCATGGTGCGACAGGCCGCGACAGTGGTGGATTCGCAATCTTCCCCACAATGGACGCAGGCATCGCGGCGCAGCGAGCCTTGTTGCAAACGTATCTTGCTCAAGGTAACGATACGGTCCGTAAGGTGCTAAGCAAGTATGCTCCGCCGAGCGAGAACGATACAACAGGCTACATCTCTGAGGTTTCGAAGAAACTCGGCGTTGGTCCTGATCAACGACTTTCCGCTGCGAATATAGACGCCTTGTCGAATGCGATATTTGCGCGTGAAGTGGGGGCTAAGAGTGCGGATACTCTCGTGTCTGCGGCCGGCAGAGCTAACGCCGCACAGATCGCCTCGCAAGGAACCGGCGCTCGCGATGCGGCTTCATCAACATCCAGCGTATCGACCAGCACTTCGACCGCAGAAACCAACGTGACTGGCCCGATCAACATCTATACGCAGGCAGCGGACGCGGCGGGAATCGCGCGTGACTTCGGATCGCATCTTGGCCGCTATACATTCACGGTGCCGCAAGCCAATACCGGGGTCAGTTGATGCCACTCATTGAATTCCCGGATGTGCCCGATGTCCCCGGCGTGCCGCCTCTTGCCCGCTCGGCGATCTCTCAGGTGGCTGCGGGGATAAACGGCTACCTCGCATTGGCCGGGCTGCCGCCGCTTATCGCTCTGCCAACTCCGACCTGGGGTGTATTTGACGATAGCGGTCTGGCGGTCGCCGTTGCGGACAGCGTTATCGCGATGGATTACCACAGCGAATCGCGCGTCTCGGACTATCCTCAGGAGATGGGAGCCTTCGAGTCGTTCAACAAGGTGCAAGTGCCCTACGCGTCCAGCGTGCAGATGACGTGTGGCGGTGATTCTCCCCGACGTGCCACCTTTCTTGCTGCGTTGCAGGCAGCCAAGGACTCGACGAATCTCTACAGCATCGTCACGCCAGATGTTGTCTACAGAAGCGCCAACATCACAGGACTCAACTATCGACGCACGACGCGCGACGGAGCATCGCTTCTGACCGTCGATCTTCATTTCGAAGAGATCCGCGTGACAGCCTCGGCGGCGTTCGCCAATGAGAACGTGCAGAACCCCGCGTCTGCCGATACGGTCAGTCTGGGTCAGGTTCAGGCGCAGCCTCCATCGGCTGGCATGTCGGCATTGTTTGGTCCCGTCTCGGCGGTACAGGGTATTGGTGGCGCCTAATTTTCAGGTGAAGCATGCAGGTCATCCCGCTTGGAGCTACGCCGTCGCAGCAACTTAGCATCCTGCTCGGTGGCCAGAATTGTCAGATCAAGGTGTACGCGAAAACAACCGGCGTCTATCTGAATCTGTCGGTCAACAATGCCGCCGTCGTGTCCGGCTCGCAGTGCAGAGATCGCGTCGCGATCGTCCGGGATGCGTATCTTGGATTTATCGGCGACCTCGCGTTCTTCGATACGCAAGGGGAAAGTGATCCGGATTACACCGGATTCGGCTCCCGTTGCCAGCTCGTCTATCTGGAACCCAGCGACCTATGAGTTTCACGCGAAAGAAAATCGACGTGACGATTCAGTTGGGGGAAGGACAGTTCGGTGCATCGGGATCGAACACGGTAACGTTGTCGGGTCTTCGCGTTCACGCAGGGATTCAGGCATTCGGCGGCGATGCACAGCCACAGGTGCAATTGCGCATCTTTGGCCTGCCGCTCCAGATGGTCAATCAGTTGACGGCAATCGGCCCGATCAACTCGGCGGTCCTGTTCAAAAATTCGGTACTCGTCGCTGCGGGCGATGATGAAACCGGGATGCAGACAGTCTATGACGGAACCATCTGGCAGGCATGGGGCGAATTCCAGGGGATGCCCGATGCGCCGCTGAATGTGATCGGCGTTGGCGGTCTGGCCTCGGCGCTCAAGCCCGTTCAGGCATTGAGTTACACCGGCGCGACGGATGTAGCGCAGATCATGCAGACGCTGGCCCAGACAATGGGTCTCGCATTCGAGAACAACGGCGTTAGCGTCATGCTCTCGAATCCGTATCTTCCGGGCGCGGCGTTGCAGCAAGTTCGGGCGTGCGCTCGGGCCGCAAACATTTTCTTCGCAATTGACCGCGGCACGCTGGCAATCTGGCCGAAAACGAAAACGGGCAATCAGCAGCCGGCGAGAAACGGTGATGCGGTGACGATCTCGACCGCAACGGGTCTCGTTGGTTATCCGACGTTTTCTAGCAATGGCATTGTGCTCACTACGGCATTCAATCCACAGATCAGGATCGGCGGAACTGCGCAGGTTGAAAGTTCGTTGCCGGTGGCAAATGGAAAATGGATCGTGAACCAGATCATGCACAACCTGCAAAGCGAAACGCCCGGGGGGCAATGGTTCACGCAAATTCTCGGGGTCCCTCTTGGCAGCCAATGAACAGATCGGCTATCGCGGGGCGGCCGATGCGACCTCCGCGGGCTCGCCTTACAACGAGTCGCTGTTCCTGATCCACCAGGTTCTGTCCGAGGTCAGTACGGCCAAGCTCGTGCAGATCAAGGCTGTCACTAACAACGGTGGCGTCTCGCCTGTTGGCTTCGTCGACGTCCTGCCGCTGGTCAATCAACTGGACGGCGAACGAAATGCCGTGCCGCATGGCATCGTCCACAACGTACCGTATTTCAGGTTACAGGGTGGCACGAACGCCGTGATTCTTGACCCTCAGGTCGACGACATCGGCTTATGCGTGTTCTCAGACCGGGATATCTCGGCAGTCAAAAACACGAGAGCCCCAGCCAACCCCGGCTCGTTCCGCCGCTTCGACATGGCGGATGGGCTCTATATCGGGGGTTATCTGAATGGCGTGCCATCACAGTACGTGCAGTTCTCACCCGCTGGCATCTCTGTCGTATCACCCACTAAGGTGACGCTGCAGGCGCCGCTCGTCGAGATCGATGCATCGACGTCATTCACTGTCAACTCGCCTCAGTCGGGCTTTAGCGGAACGGTCATCGTGCAGGGTCTACTGTCGTTCCTCGGGGGCATGAGCGGTAGCATCGCCAGTGGCGTCGCGGCGGTGATCACTGGCGCCGTGCAGTTCATCGGCACGATCACATCGAACGGACACGCGATCGACAGTACCCACCAACATACCAACTCGGGCGGCTCCGGGCTGGGCGGACCGCCTCAATAATCATGGCCTCAACCCTTCTCCTCGATCGTTCAAAGTGGGATCTGGTGCTCGACGTCTCGGGCAACATTGCGCTTGCCACGGATCCTTACGCCATAGCCCAGGACGTCGCATCTGCCATTCGTACATTTCAGGGCGAGTGCTGGCTCGACACCACGGTGGGCGTGCCGTATTTCTCTGAAGTACTTGGTCAGTCTCCGCCCGTCCAGTTGATGCAGTCCCTTCTCGAACAGGCCGCACTGACCGTCCCTGAAGTCGTCAAGGCGGTGGCGACGATCACATCATTTCAGAATC